AAATCATTTAATTTTAATTTTTGACTATCCGATAACTGGGGTTCTAAATATAGACCAGAAATTTCTGATATACATCTGCTGTTTTCACTGTATCCGTTTTTCCACCAATCTATATAATTCCAATATCTTCTGGTGTCAAAATCTTGTGTTAACGATCTAAAAAATGTTTTATTTTTTTCATTAAATTGATAAATGGACCAATAATTGTTATATGTTTCATCGGAATTAATTAAAACCGAGAAAGCTCTAACAGTTAAAATTACACTGTCATATTTTTTACCAGTGTTTAAAATTTTAGGATCGATTACTCTACCCTGATTATCTATAGACACAGATATCTTAGCACCTACCCCCGTACCAGAAATAACCACCGGCGGAGCCACTCTATAACCAAAACCTGGATCGATAATATCAACTGATTCGATCGCACCATCTATTATATTAGCACGTAAAAGAGCCGGTTTCACTCTAGCAAAATTAACATTAATTAATTCAGAATAATTTTCTAACACCAAATCATAAAGATTAAGAGCCTTATTTGGAACTTCGTCAACAGAATTTAAATTTTTAAAATTGATCGTTTCTGCAAATGCCCTAGTTTTTAAAATTAAGTTAACGTCGTTGACAAAAATTTTAAGTGCGGTCTTTCTATCAACAAACATTGTCTGGCGGGGCCTAAACATTATTCCATATCGTTGTTTCGGAGATAGGTCTGGATCTGGTACTTTATTTCCCACAGAATCATAACCGATCAAACTATCAATCCACTTTTGCTCTATTTTAATAGGTGGTAAACTATTTTCGTCGTCTTCTGTTAATAAAACATATTCATTGTGTACTAAATTAACACGATCATTTGTTTTATAAAATTTAATATTCAATAAACTATCATTAGATGTTAAAGTATTTTCAAAATTATAGGCTAAAATTTTATCTTTATCAATAAAAGAAATAAAAGGAATTCCGGAAGAAGAAGGATTTAAAATATAAAGTGCAATTTCTGCAGTAGATAACTTTCTGTCTCGATGATTAGGAACGATAACAGAATTCTTTACCCAATAATAGTAAAGACGCTTAACTGTTACTCCTGTTGTTTCATCCACTATTTCTTTTGTATTGTAAATTGTAGAATCTGTGTAAAGAGGTTGACCGGAAATATTATTATTCAATCCCTCGGCGCTATCGGCTATCTCTGACCATTCGACTGGAGTCAGAGTTGTTTCAACCCATTCACAAACATCAATAACTGATCCTTCAGCAAGTTTGTACCAATGCCCAATTCTATAAGATAGAGAATCTTGCTCAGCGTTGATCCACTTTACCTTTTTTAAATTAAACCAGACCTTTCCGACATAATTATCATACCAAGACCTGTTCGAATCAACAATTACGGTGTCCGGGCCGGTAGAATAAATTGCAGGATCATACGGATTTTTAAATTTAATTTCTTGTTCTACAATGCCTAAAAATTTATTCTTATAATGATCAACTATATCAACATCAGCAATTTTTTCGTTTTTAACACTGTCATAAAGACCAACACTCTTTAAAAGAGAAATATTAGTCTGACGTTCCTGCTTTCCAACATTTTTCCAAATTAGATCAGAGTTAGATTTAAAGAACTTTCGAACCTGACCTGTTTTTTGAGAACTCTCAGTGTATTCTGGCGATCCGATAACGATGACATTATTTTTACTATCTATAGAAATTCCAAACCCTTCGTCAGGAACAAGTTCTGCGGTTAATTCTTCAGATAAAAAATATTCTGTATCTTGTTTTTCAAACACATACACTTTACCAGTTGAAACTTTTGCGGCATAAAATGTTGATGTATTAGAATCAAACGTTGTTCTGTTATTATCAAATCTTGGTCGAATCTTGCTCACGGAGTTTCTGGCTCCGATAATTATCTGTTCTGCATCAGGAGTTATTTTTACGGTATTTCCAAATAATTGAAAATTTGTAATGTCAGTTCCTTCGAATTTACTGGTTATTTTATACACACCCTCGCTAGACAATTTAAATGTATAAACATACCCATTATCGACAAGATTGGTATTTCCGTAGGGCGCAGATGCAACTATTGTTGAACCAGAATCATCTATATCTACAGAAAATCCAAATTTATCTCCGGCTTCCAATACTTCAATTCCTATATCTGTAATAGCTGAAATATTTTGATTGCTTACAGTTTGATACAATCGATAAACGCCAGACTCGTTTCTTCTATATATAAAGATCTTTCCAAATTGTTTATTTGCACTGTCGAACGCATAAGAATCAAGCAACACCCATCCGACCGTAAGTGGAGGTATATCGTTGAAACTAGCAGAACCTGTATATCTATAATATTCTGTTTGATATCTAACAACGTCACCGCTTAAATATGTTTGATAGGATTTCCAAACTCCTTTGTATCCTGTAAATATTCTATCGTCACCATTTGGAGAGCCAACTACCAAGACAGAAGCATCTTTATTAAAAGATATTGAATAACCAAATTCGTCTCCTGGTTTTACGATTTCTGGCATTCTAAAAATTTCCCCGCTGGGCAGTACGCCAACCTCAGTCATTAACCCATCAGATACCACAGCCGCACTGGTCGGAAGAGAACTTTGAGTAATCGTATCCTCCATCTCAATCCAGTTAGATAAATTAGACGAAATTAAAGAAGTGGTATCGGCCACCGCTTTCCATAACTTATTTTCATGCCAGACTATCGATCCCGCGGGATATAAACTTCCCGGTTGATATATTCCTAAATAATTCGTATCTTCTATAAGTTCCCATTCATCATTATTCAATGTATAAAGATAAACTGCTCCTGTAGCATTATTAGCACCAGGAGAAGATATAGCCAGATAATATTTTTCTCTATCATACCCCGAAGTAATAGAAGACCCAAAAAATTCGTTTGCCTGTGGACGGGGACTTACTATTGAGGTTTTTTCTATCCATTGATCGTTTTGCCATTTATAAATTGTAACTAGACCTTGTTTTATATGACCGGCATCACCTTGTGTTGTAATAGACCAGAATGCCGGATTAGTTGGAAGATTTCCAATTGTTGTCTGAATAGCCATGTAAGAAAACGTGCTAAATTTAACAATATCTCCTGGTTTGTAGGTCCTTGTTGGAGAATATAAATTTATAAAATTATCTGCAGGAATATTTTTGACCAATTCCCAATCATCAGTATAAATGTTAATCGTACTACCATCACCGTTGATATTGCGTTTTGCTCTCCATAATTTTCCTGCAAAAACTACAATATCATTTTGATTGTAAGTAAAAGTTGTATTAAATATCCCTTTATATCTCGAACCGATGCCACTGGTCAATGGTGATCCTACAAAAAGCCAAGTTTCATCGCGAGTACTTTCTAATGTATAGCCAAATTTATTTAAAAGATTGTTTTCAAATGCATCTGGTGCAAACAAAGTCTGTACATTTCGAAGTCCATCATTAAAATCATCTCGATATATTGCTACAGCATTTGACCCGGGTAGTGAAGCTACTATCTGAGATCTTTTTTCTAAATAAAGAACTGCCTGACCGGTTTTTTGAGGTTGAGTAAATCCAAAATCGATAATTTTTCTGTTATTGAATATTGAATTAGTTTTTTCTAATACTTCCCATCTTTGATTTTCATCTTTGTCGATAAAAATCTTATCTCCTTTTTTCAATTTTGGTAATTCAAATCTAGAAATATTTTTTGATTTTTCAAATCTACAATTAGCAAAATAACCAATACCTGCTCCCGAACTATCTTCTATATTCGGATCATCTTTAGGTAATGTATCTAATATAATATCGTAATTTGATGTGGATTTTACTTTGAAAAAACCTGAAAGATTTGAAATACCATCAATACCAATAATGTCGCCAGATTTATAATTAGGAACAGATAAACAAGTTAACACAACCGTTTTATCCTGAACATTTCTAGATACTGCATCTATTATTAAACTGTCTCTGGTATAGCGCAATACCGTCCACTGTTCGGGTTCTAAAAAGGTTACCCAGATATGATTTCCAAATTTAATCTGAGAAATATCCAGATCCAAAATATTATCGATCGATTTAACCGTTAGATCTATTTGATCTTCCCTAACATAACCGGCAGTTCTATTATACTGATCATAATATTTTGTAGGGGCGATTTCACTTGTTAACGGAATAGGTTTAATAGTAAAATCACTTGCTACTATTCTATAATAAAGATCAGGAACATCTATCGATTCAACGAAATCTCTAATTAAAATCGGCTGAGGTGAAGTTCTAAAATTTCCTTTTCTCAAAGGAAATTCTATTTCAGTGAATTGATCACTTCCTCCATATTGACCAACTCTGACGGCCCATTCTTCTTTTAAAGAAATACTGGCTCTGTCTGTTCTACTTAATTTATCAAAAATTTTATTGATAGAATTTGCTGTGCCTTTTTCTCGTATGAATCCCTGATAAATTTTAAATTGACTTATAGAATCTTCACTTAAATTCTTTAGATATTCTCTTTCTTGATACCCAATTGTGTGTCTTGCCAAATCTCTCTGGCTAGAACTTACACCCTCAGAATCGAGATCAAAATAATCTTCAAATTGATTAATTTTATAATCAAAATTAGGAATCAGTCCCTTAACAGGAATTTTATCTAATTTCGACCATTTAGTCTCATCAAACGATTCGATCGCATCCTGTCTAACTTGACTGGTCCAATAAAATTCTTTATATCTAACTATATCACCTAATTTATAATCAACAAATGGTTGCCAGTCCTGTATATTAACATTATCAAAAATAAATCCAGGACTAGTATAATCTCCATCCCAATCTGTAGTTCTATACCCAATTACCTTAATTCTTTCTTGTCTATAACCAGACGATTTATCGTAAAGAACGTCATTAAAAACAGTTCGATCATCAAAAATTACTACGTGTTCTTTTAAAACAAAATTAATGCTTACAAAATATATTCCGTCAAATGTATCGCTAGATACTTTTATTGAAAAACTTTGATAATCTCTGTTCATATCTAACGAAGTAATCGGAAAAACCGTACCATCTTTTTTGTATACCGAATAATCATTAAACCCTGTAATTAACGATTCAACTGAACCTAAATTATAATTAATGCGAAACTCATACGCTGCTGGACTGAGAGTTATTAATTGACCTTCTGCCCAATTATGTTTTGTCCAAAACATGAACTCTTTGATCGAAGTTGTCCAATCATTTACTGTTTGTGTTTCATAATTATATCGATCAAAAACTATTCCCAACGATGTTAAATATTTTTCATATCCAAAAATAAAATCAGCAACAGATTGAATCGTTGGTAGAACTGTAGAATATTTTAATTTCCTCAATTCTGCATCATTAAAGACCTGTCTTTTTAATAATTCAACTGCACCGACCTGTTCTAGTCTGGCTATTTGCTTGAACTGTTCAGAATCGAAGGTAGCACCACTTTCGTGACCTTTTGTTACCTTGTAATATTTTTCGCCAAACTTAACTATCTGACCGATAGAATAAAATTTATTAGACTCCCAATTAAGGAAAGAGTCAGTAACGCCGCCGACCGAAATCAACGGATCTGATTTAGTTTCTATTGGTTGATAATAATTAAAAAATGGATTTTTATTATCATATCCCGAAACTTTCCATCCCGTGTTAACTTTTTCAAGTATTATACCGCTATAATTTATTTGTCGGAAAGGAGTACTGACATTAAAAATTATTTCGTAATTTTCCGGAGGTATAAAAATTCCACTGTTTTTAGATTTTGGATTTTTACTATCTAAAACATATTTTTGTTGATCAATATCAACAAACCCCTTTATTTTATTCGAGAGCCTAACATCTATATTTTTAATTTTGTTGATTAAAATATCTGTAGACTTGTCATTGCCTTTTAAATAATCATACAGATAATTAATCAATCCCGATGTTTGCTGACCACCGGTTATCGGAAATACTAAATTTTTTAAATTAAAAAACAATCCAGTTGGCTCGTAAATTGTCTGATTTAATTTATTATTTTTAATCCTAGATATATCAAAAGCTTTTGTAATAAATTCAAAAGGTCTTACTAAACACATAGCAATAATCATTGCGTAAGGATATAAAGAACTTTTTCTCCAGGCAGCTTCTGCGGGACCCATATCACCGAATTCAAAATTTCCATTCGCATTAATTAATGTAAATTCTTGTGCAAGATTTGATTGCAAAGGACTTAGTAATTTTCCTTCTTGATCTACCGGCAAATGAGATAACAACGATGGTCTCTTATATCTATCGTATATTCCTTTTTTAGGACCTTGTTTAATAATTCCGTCTCTAAGATCTTCCCAAAGTATAAGATTTCCATTTGTATATGGTGCAGGACCGTATTCATCTTCCCACCAATCTGGTTTTTCGCTAAAACCTAACATTTCCCAAGGACAGGTATGAGGACGATCTGTATCATATAACCAATGATAAATTCCTCTCCACCATCCTAAAAGATTTTTCTCTAAAGAAAAATCTGTCATATTACTATATGTGTAGGTAAAAGAATTTTCCCCATCAAAATAACTATTATTCACATAATCAATGTTACTGGAGGTAATCCATTTTAAGAAGTAAGGTTCTAACACAGAATTTATATCATCTCTTGAATAAATTCCAGAATTGTAGTAACCTCCAGCTATTTGATCAATATCAAAAATCTCAGAATTATAGTTTATTTTAATATTATTATAAATTCTTTTTTCTAATTCTAATATCAAATCATCTCTAAAATCATTATAGGCGACGGTAATACTACCGTCATGCCCTTGTATTATTCTTGTAGGATCTATATATGTGTTATCTATAAAGATGTCAGGTGTATATTTTTTATAAAGACCTAATTTAGTAGGTGTCGGTGGAATAAAATTAAATGCCGTCGAATCGTATTCTCTAATTTCGATACTATCGCCGTCATTGATGTCTATTAATAATTCAAGATAACCAAACGTCGAATTAAAAATATAATCTTTATTGATTAGTAATTGTTGATTATTTCTGTACACATATACTGCTTTTCTTGATACTTTAGTCGGATCAAATTTTTCTCTCAAGGCAAAAACTTTAATTTGGTCTTCGACTTGATAAACTATTTTTTGATATGAACCAGATCCAATCATATCAGAATCGGCAAACGCAAAATCTGAATTTTTTACTCTAGACATTTCGTCAATGATTTTATCGACAAAATTTACAGGATCTTGATCATATTCTAAAGTAGTAGATAACGACAAGAAACTATTTTTAAACTGTTGATATTCCGATGATGCATACTCGATTGATTTTATAACGTTAATATCTTTATTACATAATAAAGTTAAAGACAATGCAGCACTACTTTCGTGTTTGATAAGCCGTCTTCCAAATTTTTGAAATCCAGATATATCTCTTATATTACTATTACCAGGATATTGACCTTGAAAATTGTCATCTAATTCTACCATTGTTCCAAGATGATCTAAAATCTGACCATAAGTAAATTCAGAAAGATCATCATTTAACGGATTCTTCTCTAAACTTAAAGGAATTTCATAATAACCCCTGTCTGGTACAGAATCTGTATAAACTTTAATCGTTACAGTGTCACCTTTAGAAAACTTTGTCGAAAAAACAAAACTTTGATTTCTGTTACCTGTTCTCTGATAAGTCTCATTAAACAACACCCCGTTCTTGTAAAATACTATTTTTTCTCGAGACGCTATTCTCCAAAATGTAGAATTAAAAGAAATGATATTAGTGTCTTCCTCTACAAAAATAGAATCTACAATCGGTTGTAAAAACTCTCTATCTGTCCTGATCCATGTATTATCAAAAATTGCAGTCAAATCAGAATTATTTTTTAAAAATCCCGAATTAATTTTATCCGAAATAACTGATCCGTTTTGATAAGTAAAGAAATCCTTATCCCAGTTGACTTCGAACAGAACATCGCCGATGTTATCAATGTTAAGATAACTTAAGGGTATCGATAATTCTTTATCTACGATTCCGTTTCCTGGTTTGTAACTAATAATTTTAGTTCCGATAAAAGAACTAACGGGGTATTTTTTTAAATCAGAAAAACTGTCGCCATCATTATCAAAGACATCAAATAAAGGAGATTGATTTATTGATGTTTTGTCTTGACTTTTTTCCCATTTATTTTCTGTCAAGGAATAATGAAACATTTTTCCTTTGTACAGTTTTCCTTTTTTAATTAGAACACAATCTCCATGATTAATCGGTTCGTTGATTTCCACAAGACTTATCTGCTGTCCGGTCGGCCCGCTGTATTGAGTCGATATAAATCTAACTTCATAAATTTTATTATTTGCTGTACTGTCTGTATCAGCAGTAAAAAGAACTCTTGCCCCCTGAAATAAGTTTTGACCATCTATATTATAACCAGAGCTTCCTTCAATCGTGCTAAAAATATCCTTTGTAAAATTATCAACAAGATCAATCGATGGTTTAGCTCTAACGCCGTGATTGAAAAGTTGTATATTAGGTTGAAATTCAATTATAGGTCTTTTAGCTCTATTAAGTTCATTAAAATCTGCTTCAGTGCTATTAAAGGAAGCTGAATATTCGATCACATCTCTATGAAACCATCTATTTCCTCTAGCCCACGGGTTTAAATCTAAACTAGATCTATTAGATGTTATATAATCTTTAATGTCTGGAAATGAAGCTGCTTCATCAAACGGTACAGTATCAAATCCGTCATTATCAAAAAGAACTTCAATATCTGAATTCCCCAAAACAGGAGAAATTAAATCATCAAAATTTATCAACGAGATCGATTTTCCTACTCCTTCAACTATCCATGATCCTCGAGAATATTTTTCCGGAAATACTGTGCCGCTGAACGAAACTTGAAGACCATTTGTAAATTTTACATTATTGCTGCTGGTATATGCCAATTTTTGTAATATTTCTTTTTCAACGTCAATAAATGTGTTTTCAGTAATATCTTTGATTATAATCAACCCATTTCTTAAAGGTTCTTGATCGCTGGTATAAAACAATTTATCAGGTGCATCAACGGGAACTGTAAAGGTTAATATACCGACTTCAACTCCGTTGTTAGTAATACCTTTCGAATAATAATTTACAGATTCAAGGGTAGTTATTTCCCAGTCTTGAGAAAATTCATCGATTGTACTACCATCTCCTTCTATATCAACTTTGGCTTTCCATAATTTTCCATTGTATTCTACTACTTCTCCTGCTTTATAAAACATTGCAGGATTAAACTGTCCGGCCACTAAATTAACAGAATTAGTTGTTCTGATAGAAAATCTGTTTCTTGGAGAATTAATTTCAAAATTATAGGTTTGACCTCTGTATAAAACTATATCGGGATTATAAGATTTTCCGTCAGGATAGAATAACCAGCCTGTTAAATCGCCAGTTTCACCTGTTCTTACTCGATAAGTAGATTCTATATTCTGTGTAACTCCTGCAACTGATACGATCGAAGGTCCGTTAGGTAACCAATAATATTCTCTAAAATTAACAAACTTATCCCATTCAATTGGGGGATTCCACGAATATACTTCGTTATTAGTAATTAAATCATCTCTCTCTGATTCGTTAGAAAAGAATCTAATTTGATTCTTAAAATCAAGATAATCATAAAAGTTATCAACAGTTCCTTTGTCATTTAAAACAACAACGCCCGGTTCTAATTGATATCGACTTCGTAGAGTATCGTCGTTATCTAAATAGACGTCTTTCGAATTATAAGATTTTCCGTAACGACGACCGATATATCCGTATAACTTTTCTAAAACTCCCGGCTGTATTAAAGGATCAAATACACCGCCAAGAAATTTAGAGTTTGAATCTGTTTTAAAAACAGAAGGTAAAAAATCTATCGATCTTCTAATAGGTAAACCACTTTGATTAAAAACTTTATCTGTCATATTATTGGCTCGTGTTGCTTATAATGTTAGCTGTAGGTATATTAATTTCTGAAGCGGTTATACCTGTGACTATCTGGATATCATCGACTGTTGCTGCACTGGTAAAAATTTCATCTTGTCTTGATTGTATTTCAAATAAGCTTCCAAAACTTTGATCAGTTTGTCTAGGCACGATAACAAAATTACTGATATCTGGCGAGACAGCATTAATAACATATGTTGCCATTTCACTAAAATAAAATTTATCTCCAAAATCCCAACCGTTAACATTAAAAAATTCATTGATGGCATTAACAATCCTAACCTTTAAATCATTATCGCTTATAGATTTACTAGGATTTTTAACTACCTTGAACTGAGCTCTAAACTGAGGATCTGCTTTGGCTCCAAATAATGGTTTGAATTGTACCGGATGATATATAATCTCATCACTGACTGATTTAATATTATTTAAATTTAAACCGAATTGATTTCTTAAATCATTGCTAGTCTGAGGAATTGGCATTTCGCCGTTGTTTCTTAAATAGTTTAAAAATGCTGTTTCATAGGCTTTTGTTAAAATATAAACATCAATGATATTACTAACACTAGGATCTATTCTTCTATCATCAGTGGCATGATGTATGTACTGAAATCTAATATCATTTCTACCTATATTCGCTCTATAAGAACTATCTATTTCAAAAATTTTACTACCTGTACTAGTCAAAGTTACTTTCTTTACCACATCCTCGTTGACATCATAAAAATAAACCAACCTACCAACGGTATATTCTAAATCGTTAATATTCACATTGTTTGTCTTATCTCTGATTAAAATTTGACCATTAGAATTATCTATGTATCTATAAACTTCAGCACCATATTCGTCGTTTTCTTTTTTAAAAAATAGATATTTTAAATTTTGATCTTCGCCAGCAATAATCTCAAATGCTTCTGGATTATCAATAACTCCATCGTCGTCTGAATCATAAAATCCTAGTTTTACAGAATTCGTAGTTTGGTATCCGTCGCTAAAACGCAGACTGTCTTTAATTTCAAAAACAATATCTTGTTTAAGCGGTAACAATTCTGTATAATCCGAATTAATATTTAAAATGTTTATTTGATCTTTGATCACTTTTCCTGTTTTAGAATCGTAAACTTTTTCTTGATTATCAAAATAAAATCTATTTTGTCTTAGACTCTCAAAAATATATTCCAGTTCTCTAATATGAATATTGTATTGAACACCGTCATAAACAAATGCTAATAACCAAGAACTATCTAAGTTTAATCCAGACGAGTCTCCACTATATGCAGAACTAAAAAATGGAGAATTTATATTTAAATTTGACGACATTATAATTTTCCATTTACGCTCGTCCTTGCTATATCTCAAACCAAAATTAGTAAAAGAAAACATTAAATTTATCATTTCGGTTTCTAGACCAGAATCTAAATCAGAAGTAAATCGAGGAACAATTCTCTTGATAGCAGCATCAGTAGGCACTACTTCACTAAATGTGATAGGTCCCAATCCGTTAGGCAATATACCTCTATCGGCATTTGTTCCATCACCAACAGCATTGATTACTTTTACCCAGAGTCTATCCTTCTGTTCAGCATCATTCGAGTTTATATTGACTATAATTCCGTTTTTAAATGCTTTTCCGGGAGGAGGAACAAATTTTACCAACGAACCAACTTCAAAAAATCTCATGTTGGTAGAGGTATAATTACCAACTTTAATTTTTGTTCTATCATTAGCGTTCTGAAAATATCCTGTAGACGAATCAATATCTTTAGTAACCTGTAACCAGTGAATGTTGTTATCTGTAAAAATTACTTTGTCAAATTTCGTAAGATAAAAATTATAAATTCCAAAAGAAGAAATTTCTTTTTCAATGGTATTTCTGATAAAATTAATAATTTGAGCTCTCGAATTAAATTTAAATGATATTGCTTTTTCAACATCATTTTTGTATATTAGACCATCGTCAGCAAAAACATTCACTGTAGAATATTTTCCTGTTGCATCAACTATATCAAAATTTCTACTAATACCAGAACTTGTTCTATTAATAGATTTTATTTTAAGAATTTCTTGAGACGACGACAACGGAGCTAAATTATAATCTTCAGCTGTGATCATTCTATTCTGAGTATAATAAATTGCTGGTGCTTTTGTCCGTATACTTTCAATGTCTTCTGATGCGGCAGCATTAGATACCGTATATTTCAACGCTAAACTAATTGTCAAAGTATGTACTGAACCGGATTTACTTATATAAGGAACATTTATATTAATACCCCTCATCTCTGAAGGATTAATAGAATATGTTAGACCATTACTAACTCTATAATATGCTCTGAAGGAACCCTTAGGGAGATTTCCATAAATGCCGTCAGAAAACTGAAGATCAACCTTGTCGTCGGCATTAGTGATAACAGAATATATATTTCTTATATTTTTACTAATACTATTATAAACAATATTGTTACCGACTAGATTTGAAACCTGAGTCCACTCGTCCCCTTGCGACCCATCGGCATTCAACGAAAACAACCATACATCATCATTGTTGATATTAGCATTTTCTATGCTAACACGTTCGTTAGTAGTGGGCTGTTCAATTGCAAAATCAGCTAATTCGAGACTTCCTTGTTTGAACAAAAGATAAAACCCAGTGTCAGCGCTCGATGCTCCTTTTCCGTCACTTTTAAAAATAAATCCCATCTGGGTTCCGGGTGTCGGTTTTTCTTCGATAATTGTATTATTTTCAGAAACAACTGTGCTCACTAATTCAAAAACTGTAGATCTCGATGCCACTGCCTTATTAAAGGTGAATATAGGAACGTCGCCACTAAATGTATTAAAAACATATTGTTGTGTCTTGATACCATTAACTGTAAATTCTCCCTGACTTCTGCCAAATTCTAGATTTGTGGCCATAGCAGAATTTAACACCAAAAGAAATTGTTCGTACCAATTAGAATTAGTAGGATCATTCCATATTATAGTCTGTCTTGATAGATTTCTACCATTACTATCTAGAATAGTTTCTGTAGTACTTACAGTGTCAAATTTTAATAAACCGGATGCAGCTATATTTCTTTTAGCATTATATGAAAGCATCTTAGCTAATCTGATAACACTTTCCTTTCTGTCGGCTAAATCAATAAAATTTTCTCGACTGGCTAAATCTATACGGAATGCTAAACTTTGTCCTAAAAACGCTATGGCATCTATGAGCGCAAGATATTCAGAACTTTCAATGTAATCGTTAAAATCTTCAGGATAGTTTTCTCTAAGATATGTAATCATTACTCTTCTTAGATTTTCAAAATCGTAAGATTTAAAATCAGCATTTTTAAATGTCTGATAAATTTTAGTCCAATCTTCGGATAAAATTAAATTATTTTGTCTGGCTGTTGTTGTCATTTCCGACTATCCTATTACATATTTAACTAATAAAATTAACTGCTACTTTATCTAATAATGTTGTTTTCGCGATCAAAATCAAAGGTCATTCGTTCATTAATATTAAACGGCATATAAACACAGTCGACTTCGATCCGTATACCTTGTTGCGTTGAATCGATTGTTACGTCGTTAATAGCGATGCGGGGATCATAATTAATAATTTCCTCTACATCTCTAATTACGATTTTTTTATTTTCTTCCGTCATCGGTTCAAATATCATATCCCATATAACTGTTCCAAAATCAGGATTTTCTAATTTTTCACCTTTTTTAATATGAAAGTGATTAATCAAATCTCTTTTTACTAATTCAATATCATACAGTTTAAATCGTTTTTTGGTTTCTTGGCTGCTGAATCCTTTGTAGGTAAACACACCGGTATTGTCATCACCTGTCGTGGCTTTGTTTACTGCTACTGTTTTTTGATTGTATAGTTTATTTCCCATTAGTTTGATTCCCTATCGGTGTTTAACTTCGACCACACATCCGGAGCAAAATTTTCATGGCCCAACCAAGGTTCGTGCATAGGTATTCTTCTCATAATACTTGAAATCGTTTCTGGATTTTGATATTTTTTTTCCCAACCTAATTTTGTATCTGTTAAGAAATTTTCTCGCATACCTAATGGCACAGGCGGAGTTGCCTCAACTGCTTCTTTGGCCCTGGGACCATTCATGTCAATTCGTGCCGCTTGCTCCGTATAATTTCCTCCACTGAAAACATCGATATCACTTACGGATGTAATTTTTGTTTGTTTTCCAGTTTTTATATCTAATGATCCCACCGTTGTTAATTTAGTGTCAGTTAAAATTGTTTGATCATAATTGCCATCGACCTGTATTTTTCCATCGCCGCCCACGATCAAATTATAATTAAACCCAGCCTCAATGTGTATTTTTCCGTTGTCAAAGCCTGCAGCATCAGTTTTACTTCTTGGTTTGTGCAACTCGTCAGGACTTTGATATTCTCCAATCGCTTTAATGTTAATATTTCTACCGGCTTCTAAATTTAGATCCCTATCAGCTCTGATGTTAAGATCATTTTGTGTATGGATGGATATACTATCGTCCGAAAAAATATCTATTTTTCCGTTGCTGGTCATTTCGATCCAAACAGTGCCTCGAGAATTACCTATGTAAATTAGATCTTCCGAGTTATGCATTAATAACTGATGGCCTGTACGAGTTCGTATTCTAAAATATTCAGAATATGGAATAGTCGGGTCGCCCTTTTCGCCTTCCTTATTAGTGTCTGCGTATTCCACTCCCCCTTTTGAAGCATGGGTTTTTCTTTGATATTGATCATCACCATCATCCATAACAATCTGGGTCCCACCTAATCTACTAACAGGAACGGGCGTTTGGGTCGGTGTGTCTTTCTTTCCAATGTACGATTTTTTTCCTTCTTGATCCAATGGTCCCGGCGTTGATATTCCAAATACCATTCCTGGAAGGTCTCTTCTCACTGTCGAGGGTGCGGTTCCTCTGCAATCATCCTCTAATAACCCCTGTTCTAAAAATTTATCGGCAATTGGATGAACTGGTTTCTTAATTTTTGGAACGTTGAGATTTGTTGTTAAGTCGTTCGTTACTCTATTAATTTCAGCTACAGGTAAGGGCATCTCTGTATTATATTTTTTCTTATCATCAGGAGTAATGTCCAATTCAAGACTGCCACCGATTGCTGGGATCATATGATTTGCAAATCTATCAGGAACACATGCAAACCAATATCCGTCACTGATATCACCGGCGACAAACATACATAAAACCGTTACACCGACATCTGGCGGGACGAACCACATACCATAAGATTTCTGAGTATCATTAAATCCTGTTTTTGCATCAGTATCGACGGCTTTATTTTCCCCCATGAACGAAAACCCAGTAGCTCCATAAAATGGCGTGGCACACTTCAGCGTGACAGTCTGAGAATCCTCGGCCAGTTCATTTCCTTGTTCTCTTAATAAAGTGCATACTAATGCCCCCATATAAGAAGGATCAAGATGCGAAACTACAATCGCTTTATAAACTCCTGGATTCAGTTTAACACGTTGATTATCGGGTGCTCTATAATTAATAGACATTTAATGTATCCTTATTCGCCCTCTTGTGAATAAATCGGAGTTAAATCTGCATTCTCAACTGTTCCGATTGCTTCTACCTGCAGTGCCGAAGATCTGTTTTCTGCGGGTTGTTTTTCTATATTGAAGTCTGTTGCTTGACCTGGCATTCTATTCATTTTTAGCGTCTGTAAAAATCGTCCATCTTGAAATTTACTTTCACATTCAAGAACTTTATAAATTCCACTGAAGCCACTAACTTTTCCGTTATCTGGAAATCCCATCAAACCTGTTTGTTCTAAAACATCCGACGGAGTTCTAAAGGTGATGTAGACATATACTTCACTTCCTTCATAAGTGGCTGTACCGTCAACTGTAACTGCATCGTTTACTTTTTGAGAAATATAATTTCCTATTCCGCTGTCGATCATCCAGTAGGGATCTCCAAGCAATTCTATATTGCAAGAAATCATGTCGCCGCTTTTTAAAAAACTATTTTGAAAGGCTTCAGCAATTTTTTGTTCAGTACTAACTGCAGTGCTACCACCAGAATATTGTTTCGATAACAAACTAGGATCATTAAGAACTGGTGCAATTCCTGTTAACGCGGTAGCGGTTGATACACCGGCCGCCGGTGGAGTCGCAAATTTAGTTTCCGAGATAGGGGCTGCCGAATTTGTTCCTGGATTAGCAATGTTTCCAGATGTTTCTGGTCTTGATGGGTTAGCTCCTGCAAAAAACGCGGTATTAAAAGTAACATCAAACTTCACTATATTATTATTTTGACCAGTATATATGTAGTCATATCTCTTAGCAATTTTCTTCTCTAATTGTTTATATCCCACAGGAGGAGAAGAAGGATTCATAAATGCTGTTGAATGAACTAGATAAGGAACAATTCTAAAAATTATTTTTTTAGACCAGTCTTTAGCAACAACATCATATTCTTTTAATTGTATCTGAGTATCAATTTTAAACCAATTAAGAGACCCATCGGCGTTTAATTTTTTAAACGTTTCCTTACCAAAGGTACTACTAATAATAATTTGACTTATAATATGTGTGATGGATTGACCTTGAGCAAATTGAAATTCTCGTTTATTAGTAATTATTTGAACTTTTGATTTATCAACTTTACCTCCTTCGTTATACACCTCAGACTCGTTATTCATAGGATATGTACCGCCGGAGGCCGCGTTGTATCCCATATCTGAATCTCCTATAGGATTATTTCCGAAAGCTGTTGTTTCTTGAGGTGGACTAGATACAGTCACAGGGATGTAGGTGAACGGATTTGTAGTTGCAGAAGATGAACCAGAAGATGACTGACTAATGCCTATTGTATCATAAGCGTCTTTGGGGAATAGAAAAACATATTCATTAGGTTTAGTTTGCTGTTTTCCCTCCGTTACATTTTTCTGTTGCTCTTTATTAAGGAACGCAGATAACGATTTTTCACCGGTAGCCAAAAGCTCTTTTACACTAGCACCAACTAATGTAATATCTTTAAATATAGTATTTGTGACACGACCAAATGCCTGATGATTATAAGGAATTGCCTTTATTTTGTAATTGCTTCCACTTTCATTAACATCAAATTTAACTTCTAAAAGTTTACAGGTAAAAAATTTAGATCTTTTTAGTTTAACTGGTGTTCCATCATCCCTATATCCTACAAAATCCAATCTTAACAAATAAGGAGCATTGTCTAGATAGCTAAGATATCCCGCTTTTATTGCTGCATTCTGCAAACTTTGAAGAAGTAATCCCATCGAATAAGGTTCAAAAATATCAAAACTAAAAGTTATAGCATTTGAATTTCCTGTTTTTACTGTAGGAGAGATAACAGATTGCATGGAAAAATTATTAACAAAGTATTCCGGAGCACCATACAAAGTTTTTGTACGATATTGATCATACCTGCCTGCAGAAGAAAAAACTATACCGGACTGAAATAATTTTCCGGCAGAATCAACGTATGAATCTCCTGCAAATGCAGAATCGTCTTGTCTATATGATAAAGGATTATTAAATTGCTTAGAAGTAAGCACAGCCAATGTCCACAAAGGTGCATAAGATGCAAAATTGTCCAGAGGATTCCCTATTAATTCACTGACATATGATGGAGTATATCGTTGACTATTTGTAGACGAAGACGAATTTGTATTTGCCGACGACGACGTAGCTGTTCTAGATCCATCAGATCTTGATTCAACTCGAGTACTTGCAGAAGTCGGTTTTTCGTTTGTGGTGCGAGTCGCATTTCCTGCAGGAATTTTACTAGAAGGAGCATTAACTTGCGGGTTATAAACATTAAGAGGCACTCTAAACTCCCAAGAATTGTGTCAGATTAGATTTTTTTGGAAGATAGATTGATAAGCCAGGAACAAAATCAAATATCGGATCCTTCATGGTGTTCATATTTCTTTGAACAAATACCCACCACAATTTTGAATCGCCGTATAGATCATAGGCTAATAGATCTGGCCTATATTTGTATTGATTTTCTATTGAATAAAGAAAATCATCAGGTTCGGCAGGAATCGGACGTATGTTTAATAATTCTAAATAAAGATTGTTTTGACTTGTATTAAACCAAGGACTAGTATTTTTATAAATTGCCATTTTACATTATTCCTATTTCTTTTCCTGCGGCAAAATTCTGTAAACTAAATCTCCTCAATCTTTCTCTATTATAAACCGGAGTTACTGTAATACTGATTGTCGATAATACCGGAACCCAATTTTCTTGATTATTACGATAAACATTTATGTAATTAACATCATCCTTGAGATCTACCTGAAAATTTTTAATAACAACAGGAACATTATTAAAAACCCTAGGCCCATAACCAGTTAATCTGCAGACTACAGGAGGATTCCCAGCAAATGATCCTTGACCGTAAAACATCTTTGTTGCCGTCCTTAAAAACATAGTAGCTTCCAACCAATAAGCACCGTCCTCGGAAGTCTCTGCCGGGAAATCTCCAGATATGGTGATATCATCAATTTGACTATTTTTGTAACTCTGAAAAGGAAAATTACTGTGTACAGGATCTGTAGAAGTGTAGTTTGCTTTGCTACTAATAGTTAAATTAGGAGTAAAAGGAAAAATCATTCCCGCCGTTCTAGACAATCTTGAAAAAGTACCTTTTCCAAAAAGTGTATCAAAGTCGCACGATATTCTGACCCTCCAATCACCTTCTATTGAAGGGATAATTTGGACCGCCGCTGTGCTTTTAAACAATTCGGCACCGCTAGGTAAATTTAATGCTCTACCTAAACTTAAAATGTTGTTGAGTTGTCCTGCTGCTGCTGAAACTTTTCCTGCAAGCTCAGCTAACCCAGAACCGAGGCCGCCGGCGCTCGCTATACCATTGGTTATCTTATTAATGGTATTGGCTGCGCTAGACGCTATATTTGATACTGCTCCTGCTGCTTGACCAGCAGCAGATAACGCACCCCTTACGCCTCCTACCAGTGTTTGGGCAGCACCGTTTACTCCACCTGTAGACGATAAACTGCCGAATCCACTCTCTGCATTGAATCTTCCGCCGCCGGTTATTCCATTAAAGGACGAATTCAGGCCTGCACCTGATTTGGAGATCTTGTTGTCTAAAAAACCTTTATCGGCCGCGGTGCCTGCACCTTGAACCGCTGCACCTGCTGAATTTTGAGCTGCTGCGACCTGAGCAGCAGCATTGGCAACTATCTTTGATTGTGGATTTACGCTTAAAGACATATTTTTTTACCTTTTAGTCTATTTATTCTTGTAAAAATGTGCTATTATATAAGTAAGTGAGGACAAGAATTCGATGACAATACAACCAAAAATAAAGTACCTAACAAATAAAGATATACTAAAAGAAATACATCTAAGCAAAAACACATATTGCGCATTTACCCAACCAGAATATCATGATTACGATATGATCGTTTCGAGCCTGGAAAAAATAAACATACGATCAATCGCAGCAGCCAAAAAAAATAGAGCACAGAAATTATCAAAACTTTCCCATGAACATGCGCTGTTAACTGATAAAAAAGCTTCAGCCAGAAATTTTGAAATCGATTATAAAAAGATTTCTAAACAAGATGTTATTTTTCGAATCATGACATTTGAACACATCCCATTAGCACCTGGCCGCAAAAAAACTGTTAAATCAACTGCCGACGGTCATGAAAAAGTAAATTTTCCACCATTCCAACATTGGAAATTTGATGATAGAGATAATTTAATCTGTATTGGTAAGAGTCACTGGAAAGGTGATGTGCATCTAGGAGAGTTTTCTAAAGATCATGGAAAAATGACTAATGACCTAGCCCGTATGTTCATTAAACTCTGTGAAAGATATGCTACCAGAGGTAATGTCCGCGGTTATACCTATAATGATGAAATGCGAGGACAGGCCATACTTCAGCTCACACAAATAGGACTACAGTTTGATGAATCCAAATCCAACAATCCTTTTGCTTATTATACCGCTGCTGTTACTAATTCATTCGTTAGAATCATCAATATCGAAAAACGCAATCAAAACATACGAGACGATATATTAGAAATGAATGGCATGAACCCTAGTTGGACCAGGCAAAATAGCGGACCTAGTCTTTCCGAAAAATCGCATGGCGACGGCGGCGATTGGGATTGATTTAATTATTCAAGAAACATATACCAATATCTATGAATCTTTTTAAAAAAGCTGCCTGCTTTACCGATATACATTTTGGTATGAAGGGCGGAAGTAGAACTCATAACCAAGACTGTGAAGACTTCGTCACATGGTTTTGTGATACTGCCAAGGCAGAAGATTGCGAAACTGCGATCTTCTTAGGTGACTGGCATCATAATCGATCAACTACTGACGTCAGTACCATGAACTATACTGTTAGTAACTTGGAAAGACTGAGTAAGTCATTTGAAAGAGTATATCTTATACTAGGAAATCACGATGAGTACTACAAAGATAAACGTGAAATCCATAGTTTAGAATTTGCAAGGCTGTTTCCTAATATTGTACCTATCAATAAAATCTTTACCGATGGTGATGTAACTATAATGCCATGGTTAATAGGAGACGAATGGACCGAAGTTCCTAAAATCAAAAGTCGCTATATTTTTGGTCATTTGGAATTGCCTCATTTTTATATGAATGCTATGGTTCAAATGCCCGATCATGGACAATTGCAAAGAAATCATTTTGTTAATCAAGAATATGTATTCACTGGCCACTTTCATAAACGGCAACAATCAGGTAATATCATCTACATGGGCAATGCTTTTCCACATAACTATGCCGATGCGGGAGACGACGAACGAGGAATGATGATCTTCGAATGGGGTAAAGAACCAATTTATAAAGCATGGCCGGAGCAGCCAGTATTTCGAATCTATGATTTAAGTGTTCTATTATCTAATCCGGAAGATTATCTAAAAGAAAAAATGCATGTTAGGGTCAATATCGATGTTCCATTAAGTTTTGAAGAAGCTAACTTTATCAAAGAAACTTTCATAAAACAATTTCATTTAAGAGAACTGATGTTAATTCCACAAAGAGAAGAAATACAAGATGTAACATTCTCGGGAGATGTCGAATTCCAAAGCGTAGACACCATTGTAGTTAATCAACTAACTTCAATAGAATCTGAGTCGTACGATAAAAATCTTTTATTAAGCATCTACCATAATTTATGACTATAAAAATAAAAAATCTAACTGTTAAAAATTTTATGAGTGTAGGTAATCAAACTCAGGCTATTGATTTTGATAAAGGTCAACTAACGTTAGTGCTCGGTGAAAATCTAGATTTAGGTGGAGATGATACCGGGGCACGTAACGGCACCGGTAAAACAACCATTGTTAACGGTTTAAGCTATGCCATATACGGCAACGCCTTAACGAATATCAAAAAAGATAATCTAATCAACAAAATTAATAATAAAAATATGTTGGTTACTATTACTTTCGAAAAAGATGGGATAGAATATCATATTGAACGTGGTCGAAAACCAAATCTATTAAAATTTTCTATTAACGGGCAAGAGCTACAAACCAAAGATCAAGACGAAAGCCAAGGTGATAGCAGGGAGACACAAAAATCCATCGAAGAATGTGTTGGCATGACACACGATATGTTTAAGCACATTTTAGCATTAAACACATACACCGAACCTTTTTTATCAATGAAGGCTGGAGACCAACGAGCGATCATTGAACAATTATTAGGTATAACTATTCTTTCAGAAAAAGCAGAATCTCTCAAAGATGGTATCAGGATCAACAAAGATTTAATTTCTCAAGAAAATACAAAAATCGAAACTATCAAAATTAGCAATGAGAAAATACAACAAAGCATCGATTCGCTAATTAGAAAACAAAAACTTTGGAGTCAAACCAGAACAGAGAACATCGAAGATCTGAAAAAATCAGTAAAAAAATTATCATTGATCGACATTGAAAAAGAAATACAGTCTCATAAAGATCTAGCCGAGTGGCGAAAAAATAAAACCGAGCTAGATAATATCAACAGTTTGATTACTAAGACAGTTCTACAACTTGAAAAAGAACAGAAGATTTTTAACAAAATAACATCCGAACTAGCACAATTAGAACTGCACAAATGTCATGCTTGTGGTCAGGATCTGCATGATCAAAAACACATGGAATTATTAGAGCAGAGAAAAACAACCTTAAGCGAAAGCGAGAAAAATTTAAAAGAGTTAAATGAAGAACATGCAGCACTATTAGAAGCAAAATCTCTAATCGGAGAACTAGAATCAATGCCTGTTACCAATTACTCCGACTTAGAGGAAGCATTAAATCATAAAAATACGTTAGATAATTTAGAAAAAGAAATTAAAAACAAAGAATTAGAAACTGATCCTTACCAAGATCAGATTTTAGAATTACAAAACACCGCCCTCCAAGATATTAATTGGGATAATATCAACGAATTAACCAAAGTTAAAGATCATCAAGAATTTTTATTAAAGCTTTTAACCAACAAAGATAGCTTTATACGCAAACGTATCATTGATCAAAATTTAAGTTTTTTAAATAATCGACTCTGTTACTACCTCGATACTATCGGTCTGCCGCATACCGTAAAATTTCAAAATGATTTAACAGTCCAAATTACTCAACTAGGACAAGATCTCGATTTTGATAATTTATCAAGAGGTGAAAGAAATCGACTTATATTAAGTTTAAGCTTTGCATTTCGCGATGTTTGGGAAAATCTGTACCAAAATATCAACCTACTATTCATTGACGAGTTAGTTGATAGCGGTATGGATGCTAGTGGTGTTGAATCTAGCATCAAAATACTTAAAAAAATGACTAGAGAAAGAAATAAAAATGTATTTTTAATTTCCCATCGAGATGATCTAACAAACAGAGTAAATCAAGTTTTAAAAGTTATTAAAGAAAATGGATTTACCAGTTATGCGACAGACGTGGAACTCGTATGAAAGAAGATCGCGATTACCACGAGATGATGATACAGGCTTTTCAAGAATATTTTAAGTATCATAATAAACTCTTAGCCGATTGTAATGTAACAGCTGGAGTTAAAGCTCGATTTTGGTTAGGTAAGATTAAAGAAGCTGCAACACTAGGCAAAAGAGAAATACTTAAAACAAATAAAGAAATTAAAAAATCCAGAAATGGCAAACCAGGACGACCAAAAAGAATAATTAAGGACAAATGACATGGTTGTATCAGAACAAAACTTTAGATGAAATTCCAGAAGGCTACATTGGCTTTGTATATCTCATTACAAATCTAAAAACAGGGCAAAAATACGTAGGCAAGAAATTAGCACAATTTAAGCGCACAAAACCACCTCTCAAAGGCAAACGACTTAAAAGAAGATCCACAATTGAAAGCGATTGGCGCGATTACTGGGGTTCTTCCGATAGGCTCAACGCAGATGTACAGGCACTAGGTCCGGAAAACTTCACTAGAGAAATACTTTATCTTTGCAAATCCAAGGCAGAAATGTCATATCTAGAGGCAAGAGAGCAGTTTGAACGCAGGGTTTTAGAGT